ATTCTTTAACTTTAACACCTTCTGATTCAAAAACTACCTTATAATAACCCCACGGACGCATGGTTTTAGGTGCTTGTATGTTTTCTACTAGTGTGCTACTACTATTGCGTTTGTCAGTGCCGCCAACGCCAAAAACAAGTTCGCAGTTAGGATGCGATGCCCACAAACGTTCTTCCTTGGGAAGAGCTTGTACGTCAGACCGATCGCCGCCATTGCAAAACGCTACCTTGCTTGCGCCCATGCTTAGTGCTTTAAAGATTGCACCACTTGCTGTTCCATCTGAATCTTCCCAGCTAATAACTCTATCTACACCATCAAGTGCTTCTACAATAGCTACACGTTCTTGCAAGGGCATAAACACAAAACCTTTTTTGCGAACAAGCCATTCGTCACTGTTTAAGCCAACCCAAACTTGTTCGCCGTGTTCTCTAGCGGCACGAATCATTTCAATGTGTCCACTGTGTATAGGATCAAACCCGCCTGTTACTAGTGCTACTTTCATAATATGTGTCTATGCCAATCCTTGTCAAACCAACTTGTTATTAAGTCTTCCTGTCTAATATATCCATTTGTATCCAAACTCTTTGTTGCACTTGGATTTAACAACTTCATGTCTGCTAGTTGATACAAACTTGTTTTAGGATCAATTGGGTCTCCTGCTTTGTAAACTGCCGCATGTATCCACGGAACATAATCATGCACCTCTACTTTAAAAAACGCATCATTACAATCAAAGCCGCACACTGCTAGCATGTACATCAAGTTAACAATGTTGTGTGGATATAGTGTTCCGTTGTATATGCGGAAATGAACTTTGTTGTTGACATAGCCTGCATACTGAGGCATGATAATTACCAACATGCCATCCTTAACCATCATTTTGTTCCAGTTGCAAAGAGTTTGTAGTGGATTTACTACATATTGAAACGCATCATGGCACCACAACAAATCAATCTTATTACCAACAACGCCTTCTTTTTCAAAGTCGTTGGTTATTAGTTTAACATTTTTTAGGTCTTTAACTGAGGGATCTAGTTTGTCTGTGAGATCAACAGAAGCTACATTGTAATTTCTAGGTTGAGGAGGATCTTCTCTAGTAGAGAGTGTAGCCCACCACTTAGTGTCTAAGCCAGCGCCGCATCCAAAGTCTGCAACATTTTTAATGCTGTCAAGAAAACTGTCGTATTGATATATTTGATTGAGTGTTTTAAGGCTGTGTAGATGACTTTGATGAGGGCTTACAAAATGATCCATGTTTGAGAATATCCAACGTTACTTGTTTACTATAATTATCCAATTTGGATCTAAACTCTTGATTTAATTTCTCGATGGCGTATTCAGTTAAGCCATCTGCGAATAGTGTAAGTTGTCTAAGTTGTAGTGCATACATGTCTAGCTCTGCTTGCCAACGCTGTAGCCTAAACATGTCCTGCCATTCTGCTTTGGGTTTAGCATCACGCAATGCTTCCCAGCGATCTAGGTTTTTTCTAATACTATTGGAGTGTAACATCTTCCATGCCCGCCGTACGTAGTTTTACAATATGTCCGAGCATCCATTGCTTGTTATCCAATCCTTTGTGTATCCCTAACCACTTGTTTCGCAACAAGCTCACTTCGTTGATAAGGGTTTCAAAATCAATAACATCGTCTTCGCCGTCAACATATTTTTCAGCGTCTCTACTACTTAACGCTCGAGCATATCCTTCAAGGTATTTTTGAAAATGTTTACGTCGAATCTTCCTAAGTTGTATGTTGAGAAACTCAAGCACCGCTTCAATCTCTTGTAGTTGATTAAAACGGTGCTCGGTTATTCCTGGCATCTCTTTTAAGTTAATTTCAATGATGCCTGATATCTTTGCATCTTTACGTGCCTTTTCAAGTTCAGCTTCGTAGTATGCAATGAACGCAGGTAGTTCACCAAGGTCTTTAACTACACGATTATACCACATAGATCATTCTTCGTCATATTTCCATTCGTCATCATCTTCGTCGTCAACATAATCATCAAAATCATACTCGTTGTAGGCATTGGTTAGATAATCACAATTAATAGCTTTTACTAGTTCCTGTAATTCAATCTCATCCATACTATCAACTAGTAATCCCATTAGATGATCTGCGGCTCCTTGGCGGTTAACAGATGGAACATAATCAATTAAGATGTTGTATGTTGTTACTAGACTTTCTGTGTCTACGATGTCGCTCATATTAAACCTCTTGTTCAAGTGCCTCTTCTGGCTCGGTATCTACCTCCGGAACGATAGGCTCTAGATAATTTTGCATTATGGAGTCTAAGCATCCGTCAGTATTGCGTTCCCACGCTTTGCGATACTGTTTTACTTCTGTGCCATCGGCTGTATCAAACTTGAGCATGTTACCTGCTTTTTGTAACATGCCTTTCTTTTCAAACAAGTCTACCAATCCACTATAAGGATCCATGCCTGTTTCGTATGGAATCTTAACTTGGACTGCTTCAAAAGGTTTTGCATAACGAGTTTTCATAACTTTACAAGCGGCACGAATACCATTCACATCGCTTACTTTGTTACCATCCTCGTCTTCTTTGAGCTTGAGCTTACGCATAGCAACCACAATGCTCGATGCATACACAAAGCCTTGTCCACCTGAGATCTTATCATCTGGGTCAAACATATCTTGTGATGCATATGTATGGTTAGTACACACCATACCAACATTGTGCGATCCAAACATATTGACACAGTTGCGTACCAATGCTGTTAGTGCTTTGGGCTTACGACCCATATCACCTTTTAGATCACCCTTGTCAAATTGATCTACGTCGGTGGGTGTGAGCAACATACCCAAACTATCAATAACAAACAATACCTTGGGTCGTTCTTCCTCAGACATACTCTTGTAGTCTGCCATGAACGTGCTAATAGTTCTAGCAACGTCGTCGATCATGCTCATGCTTAGTTTTAGCAGTTTGCTCTCGTCTGTGTCTACACCTAGTGCATGTAACCATGCTTCGTCTAGTGCGTTTTCACTGTCTATAAGAACAACAAAAATACCTTGCTCTTGAGCATTCTTAACAATGTTGCCGGAGACAAAGTAACTTTTGCCTGCACCGCTCTCGCCAGCAAATACAGTTACCTTACCCATAGGAACTCCCTTGTCAAACTCTCCGCTGACAAGATAATTTAGTGCATAGTTTCCTGTTGAAATCCAATCTGTTGGATCATGGAAACCAATTGTCAATCCGTGGATTGACTTTGTAATGTCCTTACGAAATTTACTTACATCAAATGGTTTAGCCATATTTTTCCTACCTTGTTAAAAGAATCTGCGAGACCTCGCTGGATACCGGATGGAGGTTTTTGCCGGAACTCGCAGTTTAATATTCTTTGTTTCTACTTAGCTAGAAGTTTGTCTGCTACGGATCATAGCAAGAATATCTTCAGTTCTCTTGGTTGACCCGCTTTCTTCAGTTGCAGGTTCTGCAACTGGAGCAGTAGCAACAGCAGGCTCTTCAGCTACTGGCTGAGGTGCTGGTGCTGGCGCTGGGGCCGCTTGAGGTGCTGGCGCTGGAGTGCTAGCTTCTGAGGTATTGTTTGATCCGCCACTTTGGAACCCACTGGGCTTGTAGTAAGCCGCAAACTTGTCGGGGTCGTAAGCCTGTCCGTCAACTGATGCTTCGAACATTTCTGTTAGAACCTTTAGCTCAGTTTCGTTAGGCTTCTTAGGTAGGAAGTCAGCAAGATTATGCAGACCAAATTGGTCAACTGCCGCACGTTCTACTTCGGTAAGTGCAGTTTCTTTACGAGAATACTTGGAAGTGCTGTAGTCAGCATATCCACCTTTGCTGGTCTTAATAACGCTGAAGTCTAGACCACGCTCGTAATCAGTTGGAAGTTCTTCCATCTCTGGGTCCATGAGAGCCGCTTTAACAATGTTAAAGATCTGAGGGCTAATAATAAACCTACGGATTGGATTCTCAGGCGTTGAGTCGTCTGCAAGTGAACTTTCACGTACAAAACCTTGGAACAAGTAGGAACGCTTCTTCCAATACTTGCGACCCATTTCCTCAAGACTTGAGTCTTTGAACCATGTACGTACTTCTGCGAGAATAGGACAACTGTCGCCCCACATCTCTACGCAAGGTACCTGTACAATCTGAGGTTTACTATTAACGTCTCCTTTGATCCCGTTAAACGGAAGTCGGATCATGTTGCGCTCTACCCAAAAGAAATCATTCTTTGTGTCAGAGTCTGGAAGGAAACGGATTCGGGAAGTTGAGCCCTCTGGAATATTCCAATGAGGGAAAATGGCGTTGTCGCCAC